CCGTTGAACTCTTTAATTGCTTGGTCAATTGACATCAACCTCGGCATTATAGTTCCTCACGTACCGCAATTAACCGCCAATCGATATTTGACTGGCTTGGTTCGTAACTATGAACTTTATAAACGGTTCCATCGGACACGGTAATTGTATCACCGGCTCTTGGTACTGATACGACAGAATCAAATAAAATTAATGATTGCTGAATGTAAAACACAGACATTGATTCTGGTACAAGCATATTGTAAGTTTCTACCATATCGCCTGTCGTTCTTCCCTCGGTCATTACAATTGAATCTATGGTTGTTTCATTCGCCCTTGCGTATGAACAATCAAGCGTAAATGCATAATGTGTCTGCAATATGTCAATAGCTCTAGCAAATGGAGATGTAACCATAATAGATAGCCTGGGAGATTGCTCCCCCAGGCTCCTTATTCAGTTAAATAATAAATCAAGATCCTGCTGTAACAACAACAGCAATCGGGAATACCAGAACTTCAACGGTTGCATCAGTAGCGGCCGCATCAGCTGTTACCTGACCACAACCCTTATCGCCAGTTGTAGCTTCTGCAATAGCGATAATGGTATTATCTGCAATATCCCACGCTACCAGATCGCCAGCAGTAAAAGTATCGTTAGTTGCTTCTTTAGCCATGTCAAAAACACCATCCATGGACAATGAACCCTCAACACCTGCGGCAATAGCGACTTCGGCAATACCGAGAATGCTATCACCGATTATTACAACTTCACCAGCGTCAAGTGCGCCTGCCGGTGTATGATTGATGGACATTCCACTTCCGTCCAATACTCTTTTTGCTTCAAAGCTGTTTGCAGCCATTTTATAACTCCTTCAAATTTAATAAGTGTGTTGGGTTGCTCTCCCTCAATTTGGGAGAGCTAACCCACTATTTTAACAACACGCCATAAGCGTAAACTATGCAGTATTCTTCGCACTACCATTAGGATCTTGCTCACCCAAACCAAAGTCACCATAACCACGCCATGACATACCGAGAGTATCAAAATCAGTATCCGCAGTCTGGATAGTTGGTTCACTGACACCATTCAAGTATGCGAACTCATAAGACGCAACAGCGGCGGGATCTGCGAACAGATACCAAGTTGTAGCACTTCCGGCTCCACCGATTGAGCTATCTAAGTAAGGACTTGAGATAACTTCATAACGGTTGTTGAACGGGTTAGACATTGGAATGTTGGTGGTGTCTGTATCGCCAGTAGCCATTAACTGAGCAGAACCGATCAGCTGTTGTGCAGTAAACTTTAGAGCAGAAGGAACCACAATACTCTTAGCCTGAACGTTAATTGGGTTGCTCTTAACATCAGTCAGAGTTTCCATTGCCAGAACCGCAGCAACAAGACCAGCAGCATCAAAACCATTGCTAGTATTAAGATTGCTATTATCGCCAGAATACAAACTGTTTGCATTAGCCTTAACAACGCCCCAGAAAATCTGTTCCTTGGTGAGAGCATAACCTCTACCCATACCACTTGCCAAACTTGTCAATGCGCCGAGATCATCATTGATAATCATCTGACGGTTAAGAGTGATTATCTCGCCGTAAGTTTTAGCTTGGTTGGTATAGCTATTTTCTGCAATCTCGCCATGAGTGATCTTTCCAGAAGGTGCAACAACTTCCCACTTGCCTTCGCTTACAACACGATAACTTGATACCTGTTGGAAGTTATTAACTGAACGAGTTCCGGAAAGTTTAGAACTAACATTTTCTACAGACTCATAACCAGCAAGCAATTCTTTACCAAGAACGTTGGAAAGAATACCGGAGAGAGATGTAGTAGTAAATGCCGCACGAATGGTTTCGGTACCGTTACCGAATGCCATAGGAACTGCAATACCTTCATTTGAACAACAGATACGCATAAGATCTTTAATACCAAGGCCACGATTCTTGTAACCAGCCTCAAGATCCTCATCTTTGTAACTCTTACCAAGATCAGTATCGGTATGACCGGCCTGCATAAGAATTGCGGCTTCAATACCCTTGTTACCAAGATCAGATTTACCGGAATTAATAGCAAAAGTAGAAGTTGCTCGACTTGCCCGAACGATCTTCAATGCAGAAGCTTGAACAGATGCGAGATCGTCACCGTCTGCAAGTGCAGAAGCTTTAACTTCACTCATTTTAACTGCCGATTCTTCATCAAGACCTTCGGTATCACAAGCGGCTGTTATTTCTGCAACTCGTACACGTTCGGCCTTGATTGCGCCATCAACATCGACTACGGGAGCCGCTGCAACAACCTTTTTGACTTCGGGTTCGTTACCTTCTGCAACCTTTTTGCCTTCGGGTTCGTTACCTTCTGCTTCAAAAGTAGCCTTGAGAGTTTTCATTTGCTCATCGGAAAGGTTCTCAACATCCCATCCGCCAGCTTTCAACCATGCCTCATAACTCATAATGTTCTCCTCTGTGCAATTAACAAAACACGCCGCAACTTTGCTGACGGTATTAGAATCGGCTCCTAATGGAACCGCTGAAACTTCTTTTAGTTTTGACTTTCTTATAATCATTGCCGGGCCAGCTACTTCTTGGCCGTTTACTTTTATAGTATCGCCTTTTTCAAGTTCATCAATTCCGCCTACTACCGGATTAGCTCCGAGACTAGCTTGCCAAGGAAAGCCAGTTTCACTGCTCTGGATAAACTCTCTGGAAAGGTCGTTATCAACACTGGCAATACCAGCAACTATTAACTGACCATCTTTTATTGTTGCTGTACCATGACCGATAATACGCTCTGGATCGTGGTCACGGAATAGGGGTATTGCACCGCTTGGAATTTCCATTCCTGCAAGATCAATAACAACATCACCATAATAACTAACAGCCATTACACCGCCGGTATATGCAAGCATTTCAATCTTTTTTGGCTCCTGCGTCTCGCCATCTTCTGCTTGTGCAGCCGCAATTATGGAAACACTTCCGGCACCGGCTACAAACTTAATGTTTTCGATGTGTGGAACCTTTTTTGATTTCATTTTCCTATTTTTCTTCTTCATCAACTACCTCCGTTTGATCAATTTGAACGTCCTCAACGGTTATACCAAGCTCATCCATCAGTTTATTTTCTTCCGCTATCTGCTGGAACGCTTCCCGGTAATCTTTGCCCATTTTGGCGTATTCTGCTTTATATGTTGTCATCCGGTTTAAAAGTCTGGTATCTTGTGCATTTGCCTCTTTCACGGGGTCAACATGCTCAGAACCATCCCAGTACCACTCATTTACGCCGAAAGTGCGCATTTCTTCCGCTTTTAGTGGTGATAAGCTGAATAAACTAGGTATTAATGAAGCCTCTTTTAGCCAATGATTGAAGAAAATACCGTCTAAAATAGTCAATTCAACCCTTGTTTGACGGCCTATAACCAGTTTGTAATATTCCTGCTTGTCAAGCCTACCTGACGCATAATTGTACCCTGACGAATCACCAAGAGATACGTGCGCAGGAAGACCAAATGAACGCCCTATTTCAACAATTAATGAGCGTTTAAAGTCTGGATAGTTGTTTGTAGGTTGCTCTGGCTTCATTTGTGCGGCTTTATAACCAAATGGCATAACCGTCATAGTCCCGGCTTCAAGGGGGAGTGTCTCAAACGGTAATCCCTCGGTAATTAATTCAGCATCGGTGGTACTTGCCTCTAATGTGTATGCGTTATCGGCTGCAGTCTCGGAGGCCAATACTACTGACTGAGTATACCGCCTGAGAAAGCCAAATAGTTGAAGCCCTGGAGTGATTGCCGGAACGCCCCTATGCAAGCTCGGCCGGTCCTTGTCAAACCAGTGATAGACCATTGACGCTTTATAGGTTGTTGACGCTGTTGCATCAGTGGCAAGTGTAGAGCCAGGGTTTTCATTAAGAATGTCGTAGCTGACCGGATTACCAATATCATCAAACAGAATGCCATCAATATATTTGGGATTTAAAAGTTTTGCAGTGTTAGAAGTAGAAGTAACCCGTTCAGCTTCAACAAGTGTAATATCTAATTTAATTGGATGATTAATCTTTGGATTATTCGATAAAACAAGGAAAGCTTCGCCGGCTACACCAACCTCTTTTTCGGCAAGCTTTAATTTCTCAGCAAAATTAACAGCCCTTGACCAACCTATCCAAGTTCGTTCGATTTTCTCGGCAAGTTGTTCATCGTTAGGCATGTTTAATTGTAGCCTTGCACCACGGCCAACAACATCGGAAGCTCTGCCGTTTAACATTGCTTGAAGGTATGTATTATTTCGGTATTCGTATCTTGCACGATTTCTGAGAGTCGATCTAACCGCGGGGCTGGCTACATCGTCACCGCTTAAATTTTTAGCTGTGGCATAATAGTTTTTATTTCTGGCCGTAGTATTGGCAACATCATAACCGGCCTTGATAAAACTTACTGTCGCTTTGAATGATTTGGAAACGCTGCTGAAAATACTCATTAGCGAGTATCCCCGAAAGTCATTGCCGCAGATTGGAATGATGAGCCGATAGATGCTGTATTAGCAAGTCTGGCAAATTCTGATCTTAATTTTCTAAGTTCGTCAAGAGAGTATTTTACTTTCCTGTCATCAATCCAAACCTCAGTTGCACCACCAGCCAATAAGTTCGCTGATATTGCGTCATCAATTTGGGTCAGAATTACCGCTGCTGTTGCCATAAATTATTCCTCTATACCTAGATAGTATAAAGTTAAAGCCCT